CGACCCTAACGAAGAAGAGGAAGAAACCGAAGACACAGAAGAGGCAGATGAGGAAGAAGCTGAAGAGCTTACTGACGAAACTCTGATTGATATTCTGGTTGATGGTGAAACCCAACAGGCATCTATCAAAGACTTAAAACGACTATACGGGCAAGAAGCCAGTCTCACCAGAAAGTCTCAAGAAGTCGCTGCCCAGCGCAAAGCGGCTGAAGATAATATCGGCAAAACAGATGCTATCCTGCAGCGGATGGTGCAGAAGGCTGAAGAACGCTACAAGCCATATTCTGAAGTTGACATGATTTTAGCTTCCAAGAATTTGGACGATGCAGACTTCACCCAGCTGCGCAAGGAAGCCCAGGACGCACATGACGACCTAAAATTCATCAAAGAAGAAGCTGACCAGTTTTACAAAGGGCTACAGCAACAACAACAGCAGCAGCTGCAGGACGCTGCAAAAGAAGCTGTTCGTGTGTTGGAGGCAGATATCCCTGAATGGAACAATCAGCTTTATGACGATATCAGATCATACGCTATAGGCATTGGATTGCCTGAAGAGCAGGTCAACAATTATGTGGACCCGACAGTCATCAAGGTACTTAACAAGGCTCGTCTTTACGACCAAGCCAAGCAAGTAACTACGACTAAGAAAAAGCGTGTTGCCAAAAAGGTGCTGAAATCAAAGAAAGCACCGCCAAATGCAGCTCAGATGAAGGCCAAACGCATGGCAAGTGCGAAAGCCCGACTACAAGAGCGTGGCAACGATATAGACGATATAGCCGATGTACTTCTGCAGCGTTGGGAGCAATAACCCAAACTAAGAAGGACTTAATCCAATGGCGGTTTATACCTCATATGACCAAGTGGGTAAGGCCGAAGACGTATCGGACATTAAGTAATGGTGTCCTTTTGGCGAAAGCCATCAAAATAAACTGTGTGAATTGCAGGAACATCCCAAGTGGACAATCTGCAGCCAAGCCCTTACAGGGGAAGGTTCAACGACTATCCGACAGGAGTAGGGTCAAGTGACCCGAAGCGCACAGCCCCATAACTGGGTGAAGAAATAGTCTCAACATCATAGGTAACTATGAGCAGCCGACAGGCGGTCTGTGATTAACGACCACAGACGAAGAATTGCATTACCGATATCACTCCGACTGATACCCCATTCTTCTCGATGATTAAATCTGAGAAGGTAAACGCCCGTGTGTTTGAATGGCAGGAAGACAGCCTCGCAGCTGCTGCTAATAACGCACAGGTTGAAGGTGCAGCGTTTACAGCTGGCACACTTACAGCCACAACCATGAGAACAAACAATACTCAAATTCTGTCAAAGGTGTTTGAGGTATCAGCAACAGCTGATGCTGTGAAGACTTATGGTCGTGCGAAAGAAACTGCTTATCAGATGTCAAAAGCACTCAAGGAAATCAAGCGTGACCTTGAACGTGCCTATATTGGCGTAGATAACGCAGCAGTAACTGGTAACGCATCTGGGCCTGTAGCCCGTGAAATGGCATCTGCAACGCAGCAGATTTCCACTGACGTAGATGCAGGAACTAATGCAACTGACCCTCTCACAGAAGCTAAGTTGCTAACTTTGGGTGAAACTGTTTTCAATAACGGTTCTGACCCATCTGTGTTCATGATTAAACCAGCGGATGCGCAGATTGTTGCTGGCTTTACAGCTTCATCTGGACGCAATCGTACTTTCAACGATGGTAATACATCACTGGTCAATGTGATTGACCTGTATGTAAGCCCATACGGTGAGTACAAAGTTGTGTTGAACAGACACCAGCTGACCACTCACGCTTTCCTAATCGACCCAGCTATGTTCCGTTCATCTGTACTGCGTCCATTCGCACGTACTTTGCTCGGCAAGACAGCTGATGGTGACACTCATGCGGTTGTAGGCGAATACAGCCTCAAGCACATGAACTTCGCTGATTCAGGAATGATTAGCGGTCTTAGCTAAAGCTATTGAAGGCGAGGGGAGTGGGTTTGCTCTCCTTACCACCCCTTCGTCTTCTTCACCCCACAAACGAAAACAGCCTGACCCCTACCTTAATTTCATCAGGGCCAAGCTGTTCGTAAGTCTACCCCCCAAGGAGGAATACATGAGCGATAACGGCAACGGCCTTATTGGTATTAACAGCCATTTTGTCGCAGACGATAATGACACCATTACTCGCAAACATACCCAAGACATACCCCAGTGGCATCTAGACAAACTGAAAGAGCAGCGCAACGCCAGCACACAGCAGCGTGAGGGTGAGTTTATGCGTGTGGCATCCATTCCCACAGTTGTGGTCGAGAAGTGGATGCGTGAAGGCTTCGACATTCTGACCGATAAGAACATTACAGGCGCAGACATTGTGAAGCGTCTGAAGGCTGAAAATCTAGATGCGTTTTTGACTACAGATAAGAGCATCTAATGGCTGAGAAAAAGTTTAAGAAGGTCGTTCGCAACCCGAAGACAGGCCGCAAGAAAACGGTCAAGTACGGTGCGAAAGGCTACAGCATCGCCCCATCAACTAAGCGTGGCGATAGCTACTGCGCACGTAGCGCAGGACAAATGAAAAAGTTCCCAAAATCAGCAAAAAACCCAAACAGCCCACTGCGTCTGTCACGCAAGAAGTGGAAGTGCAGTGGCTCTAAGAGCAGGAGAAAATAATGCCCAATGTCGCAGGAAAAAAGTTTCCATACACAGCAGCTGGTAAGAGTGCCGCAAAAAAGGCCGCTAAGAAAGTTGCAGCAAAGAAGAAGACTGCAAAGAAAAAGTCCAGTCGTGGAATGGGGAGGTACGCCTAATGGCAAGACGAGGTTTGTACGAAAATATCCATAGAAAAAGGGCCAGAATCGCTGCTGGCAGTGGCGAGAAGATGCGCAAGCCAGGAACTAAAGGCGCACCTACAGCAAAGCAATTCAGAAAAGCAGCCTTAACAGCCAAAAAGCCAAAGGCAAAGAAGAAAACTAAAAGGGCATAAGCTATGAATTATGGTGATCTAAAAACGCACTTTGAAGCAGTGTTAAACAGAAGTGACATCACTTCAGCATTGACCACAACCTTTATTGGTCAGGGCATCGCAAGAATACAAAGGCAGCTTCGGTCACCTATAAATGAGCGTAAGGCCGAATACACAATATCAAGCACTACACCTTCTGTAATTTTGCCAAACGATTTCTTAGAAATCATCAGCCTTTATATGGGCAAGCATGAGCTGAAACGCATTTCGATGAGCAGATATCGGGAACTTTATGAGGCTAATGCTACAGGCAATCCGCAGTGCTTCACACGTGAACAGCAAAGGCTATTGCTTTATCCGCAGCCCACAAGCGGAACGCTGACGCTTTATTACTATTGTGACTTCCCGGCACTTGTGAATAACGCAGATGAAAATGACCTTACTGCTGTTGCTAGTGACCTGGTTATTTACTCTGCTCTGACCTATGCAGCTGACTACTTCCTTGATGAACGCTCAGCCATCTTCGAGCAAAAGTTCAACCAGTTCATGGCAGAGCTGCAAGAACAGGCAAATGACCAAGAATTAAATGGGGGTGTTCAGTCTATTGAACCTTCATATCGGTATGAGGAATAAACATGAGTACATCATCATTTTATACCAGCTCAGGCACAAGCCAGACGCTAGAACGCTCTGTTGCAGATGCAGCTGATGATGCGCAGAAACTAGCTACCAATCCTGAAGATAGTCAGTTTACCCTGTCAAATGGCACGACTGGCTTTTCTGCACTGCACTACAATGCCAAAGCAGAAGACGAAAAGACAGCTGCACAGACTGCAAAAACACAAGCTGAGACTGCCCGTGACACAGCGCAGAACCATAAAGACGATGCTCAGAAGCTGGCTTTGCAAGCTGAAGACAGTCAGTTCACTCTCACTGATGGCGTGACTACTGGTTACTCTGCGCTGCACTATAGTGCGAAAGCGCAATTAGCTAAAACAGATGCAGAAGGAGCAGTATCAACTACATCTGGTCATGTCACAACGACAACACAGAACGCCTCAGATAGTGCTAATGCAAAGGCAGATGCACTGAAGATTGCAAGCACTGCTCACAATACGCAGTACACTCTGGCTGATACAACTACCACTGGCTATTCTGCATTGCACTATGCAACTGAAGCAGCAAACACACTGACGACTTTCCAAGGTCAGTACCACGGCGCAGCAGCTAGTGATCCAACCACTAACCTTGATGCTGGTGACTTGTATTTCAACACATCTGGGCAGCTCAAGGTGTATTCGGGAACGGCATGGCAGAACGCTGCGCCATCACCTTCTGACCAAACAAACATCAATACACTTGCAGCGATTAGCGCAGATGTAACATCACTGGCAAACGCCATTGGGGTAAGCACCACTTATGTGGTCACAGTAGCAAGTGGCGTGTTTTATATCGATGGTGTAGCTAACCCGACACTGACGCTGGACAGAGGTAACACTTATATCTTTGACCAAAGCGACAGCAGTAACTCAGGCCACCCACTAGCGTTCAAGGATGGGTCAGGAAACAGTTATACAACTGGCGTGACTGTATCCAGTGCTTCAGCTGGTTCAGCAAATGCAACAGTTACAATCGATGTTGCCTCCAATGCGCCATCATCATTGCGTTACTATTGTACTGTGCATGGTAACGGTATGGGTAACACCATATCTGTTGTGAACAGTAATCTGTCTTTGGTGGCATCGAACATCACATCAGTAAACACTGTCGCTAACTCGACCAATCTAGCAAACATCACAGCAGTAGCTGGTGATGCATCTGATATAGGTGCAGTAGCAGCAAATATTGGTGGTACGAATACCATCGGAACAGTTGCTGGTAACCTCACAGGCACAAACACTATTGGCACTGTAGGTGGTTCGATTACCAACATTAACAATGTGGCTGGTGCGCTGACTGCGATAAACAACGTCAATACCAACCTGTCTTCTGTTCAAAACTTCGGAGACACTTACTTTGTTGGTAGCACTGCACCTTCAAGCCCTACATCAGGTGACTTGTGGTTCGATACGTCCACTGGCGTTGATAAGCTAAAAGTTTGGGATGGCTCGTCATTTGTACTGGCTGGCTCAACAGTCAATGGAACAGCAGAGCGTGTAAGCTATGTAGTCGGAACGTCACAAGGCGGCTACACAGGCTCGACTACAGTCTTTCCAGCTACATATGATGTAGGCTTTGTTGACCTTTACTTGAACGGTATCAAGCTAACGCCAAGCGATTTCACAGCGACTAATGGCACAAGCATCACTCTGGCTTCAGCAGCTTCGACAAATGACACTGTAGACATTGTGGCCTACGGTCAGTTTGTAGTTGCTAACATAACTACAAACAGCCTGACTGATGTGAACTCGAATGGCGTAACGAATGGTCAGGTGCTGGCTTACAACAGCAGCAGTGGTGACTTCGAGCCTACAACGATAACAGTGCCACCATCAGACTTGGTCAACGACAGTTCTCCCCAGCTTGGGGCTGACTTGGACGCAAATAACAACGATATACTCATGGGTAATCAGTCCGTAAAGTTTGGCACTAGCAAATGGGAAATCGTGCTGGACACAGCGGATAACGACCTCAACTTCAAATACAATGGCACGACTGTATTCAAGCTAAGTTCTGCTGGCGCAGTAGTGGCAGCAGATAACATATCAGCTTTCGGGACACCTTAATATGACCATCTCAGCATCTGGCGTTGTGTCAGCGGCTGACATCCGCACAGAGTTTGGGTTTAGCGGCACTGTTAGCTTTGCCGACCTTTACCGTGGTGGCTCACACATAAGAGCTAAAGCGGCTAATAATAACGCAATTAACTTAGCAGCGTCTGTTCCCACATCAGGCACAATTACTTTCGACAACTTCCGTGGTACAGCGAAAGCGTTTCGCTATACATACACTTCTGGTGCAACCAACCAGAACGCATCTGCACTGTTTGGCGATGACTATGCTGTAAACTATCCTAAAGAAATTGTGATTAACTCAGGCGTAGAACTAGGCGCAACGAGCGTTACTGATGAAGCTCTGCAAATAAACTCTGGTGCTTCTGGACTAATTACTGTCACCAACAACGGTACTTTGTCGGGGGCTGGCGCAGCTTTTTTAGGCAGCATAGGCGGTGATGCTTTCGAAGCAAACGCTACCTGTACCTTAATTAACAACGGAATTATTCGTTCTGGGGGCGGCACTGGTGGATCGGGCGGCCAGGGCAGTTACTCTAGCTCTAGTACTCCGTATTGGTCTGGCACTTATCGATGGCTTTCTTACGGTGGTGCAAACTCTAGTGCTACAGGAAATCGACAGGTAGCTGTGTGGGGCGGTTCATATGTTGTGAACTCCTACACTACTGCACTTTCTATTGGTCAATACTCTCGTTCAAGTTATGTGACTGTTACATTCAGTGACCCTGTGCAATGGCAATATCGCATCACAAGGACTACAACAGCATATTCTAACGGCGGCTATGGCGGGGCTGGTCAGGGCTATAATCAGGCAGCCTCTGCTGGCACTTCTGGCGGCACAAACGCTGGGCAAGGCGGCACTGGCGGCTCTTATGGGCAAACTGGCGGCACTGGCGTTAACGGTAATTATACGAATGGCACAGCGGGAAACGCTGCTGGTAAAGCAGTAAAAGGCATAGGCGTTGGTTTTATTACATTCACAGACAATGGAACAACCTTAGGGAGTACGGTTTAGTGCAGTACACAATAGAAGAAATTAATAACAACGTAGCTAAGATTCAGTTTTCTGATGGCACTTGGACATTTTTAGAACTCAATGCAGATATGACAGAAGCTGACCTTGATGAACTTGTGTTTGCTATAGCACCGCCTCATCTGAAAACTGGCAGTGGAACTCCATCATTTTTAGCCGCTGGGCAGACTAGAACAGCTGCACTGAAGCCAGTAGAAGAAGGGGGCGAATGATGACTAGAGCAAGAAACTTTGCAGATGTAATATCTGGCAACTTTGCCATACCATCTGGTTCGTTAGGCAACGCTGTACCTGCTGATGGAAGTATTACCACAGCTAAACTTGCAGATGATGCTATCACTTCAGCCAAAATTGCTAACGATGCTGTTGTTGCAGCAGCTATTGCAGATGATGCTGTAACATCTGCAAAGCTTGATACTAACATTGATATTGCTGGAACATTAGATTCTACAGGCGCAATTACGGCAGATGCTGGTCTTACTCTTCCTAGTGGGCAGGGAATTAATTTTAGTGCAACGGCTAACACCAGCGTTACAGGCGCATCGATGGAAGGTGAGTTGTTGGATGATTATGAAACAGGTACTTGGACACCTGTCATTGGAGGCTCAACGACCACTGGTACTGCTTCTTATTCTACTCAATTAGGTAGATATACTAAAATAGGAAATCTGGTACATCTAGTTGGCTATGTGAATTGGAGCGGTCTTAATGGTACAGGCAATTTAGTAATATACAATATACCTTTTGTTACGACTGAAACTGGCACAAATTATGAGGCTTTGGCTGCTCAAGGCGTAATGCATAGCGCATTTAGTCTAGGCACAGGATTTACAGATGTTTGCCTGTATTATCCTGCTCATTCTGGCAACAACTATCTTAACTTTTTTCAAACTGGGCCAAGCCAATCTTGGACTTATGTCGGTATTCAAGCAAATGCACAGATTATCTTTTCATTCACATACACAACAGGCTAAGGAAGTTCACTCATGGCACTAACTAAAAAAGTAATTGAAGATAAAATTGAAGTGGTTGGCGATTATAAAACCATTCAAATAAGAGAGGCTACGGTCATATCTGAAGATGGTGTAGAACTAAGCCGTAAGTTTCATCGCAGGGTTATAAATTGTTGCCGCAAAGAAGATGATACTTGGTCGGACTATAATACATCATCTGAAAGCGCAGAAGTGCAAGCCATTGCTGCTGCTGTTTGGACTGATGCCGTCAAGACTAATTATAAGAAGGGCGTTGATGCTATGCCATCTCTGCCAACAAATTGAGAGCATAACCAATGAAACATGACGATATTGCCGTAGGTTTCGGGGGAGGCACAGCCCCTGTCTGGTTGCCAGAAATAGCAGCGTTAAATCAAGTGGTCGGCCTCATGGTCGGCCTTTTATCTATAGCCTACCTACTCGCCAAACTTTGGCGGCTACATAAATAAAACCCCTTACATATCGGAGCGATAAGCATGGTTGACCCAGTGACAGCGGCTCTCACTGGTATTGCACTTGTCACGAAAATCACAGACCAGCTGAAAAGAGGCATCGATGCTTACAAATCAGTTGCTGAAGTAGGGCAGGAAATTGACCTGTTGTTTCGTGGTGAGCAAGAGTGCCAGAAGGCCAGGAACAAAAGTGCGGGTGTAGATAGTTTCAGCACTGAATCAGTAGCCCAAGAAATCATCGACCACAAACTAGCCCAAGAAAAGCTGCGTGAGGTTTCGGTCATGATTGACATGAGGTTTGGCCCAGGCACGTGGGCAGGGATATTGGCTGAGCGTCAAAGACGCATCCAAGAAGCAAAAGAAGCGGCAAAGAAAGCTGCAATAGAAAAAAGAAGGAAACAACACGAATGGGAAGAAAATTTGAAAACTGCGCTGATGGCGTTCGTCATCTTTGCGATGTTGATGGGTGCAGCTGTGACTGCTTTTGTAATTGCGAAGTGAGAGATGATAATGAACAGGGAACAGATACGACAGCACATGATTAAAGAGGAGGGGCTGAAGCTAACCCTCTATCGTTGCCCAGCCCAAAAGTGGACTATAGGTGTAGGCCACAACCTCGAAAGCCGGGGTATATCTGAAGCCATCGCAATGGCTATATTAGATGAAGATATAGACACCTGTGAGCGTGAGCTGAAGTGGCACTTCCCACATTGGAAAGACTATCCAGACGAAGTGCAGGAAGTATTAATAGACCTCTGTTTTAATATGGGCATCACAAAGCTCATGCAGTTCAAACAGACAATCGAATATATCAACGAAGGCTTGGCAACTGGTAACTATACCAAAGCAGCCGCTGAGCTGATGAATAGTAGCTACGCCCGACAGCTACCTAATAGAGCTAGGCGCAACCACGACAAGCTATTCAATGCCTGAATGGTTGCAGTACTGGTTGGTGGCAATGGTCACCCTCAACACCTTCATAAACGTAATCGTTTTCACAAAACACAGATTTAGGAGCAAGTAATGTACTTTGCATCATTGCTGTTCTGTTGGGTAGCGATTAACGGCCCACAGTGCCTGGTTGCAGAAGACACATACGGCCCATACCCCACAGACAAACTATGCCAATCTCGCATCGAAGAGATGGCAGACAAAATCAGAGAAGAGATGCCTTTTGCCGATATCAAAGGGCGGCTCTGTAAAGACATAAGCAACACGGAGAAGGTCTAATGATTTTACCTATCCTCGGCAAGATACTCGGCTCAGGTGATGTGGTCGAGAAGGGCATGGCCCTGATTGACAGTATGCACACCTCTACTGAAGAAGAGATTGCTGCCAAGTCTAAGGCCAAGATTGACCTGATGAACGCTTATGCACCCTTTAAGCTGGCACAGCGTTACCTTGCGCTGATGTTCACCTTTACCTTCCTGTCCTGCTTTGCAATAACGCTAGGCATGACCTTAGCTGGTAAGG